TGAACATCAAAAAATTGTTGTTTGGGTCTTATGATTACAATAAGACATCAGAAGATGATAGAGAGAAAGATTTAATTATGAATGATAAAAAAGAGACGGAAATTATGGATAAAGAAAAAGAAATAGAAAAAGAAATAGAAAAAACGATTGATGAATTTTTTAGAATTCGAACAAAATTTACAAATGGAAGCTGGATGACTATTAATAGATATTATAATGATACGGTGAATAAAAAGCTGGGAGACATCTCCGTTAAATTAACTGATGATGAATTGTTAGAGATTAAAAATAGAATGATATCAAATAAGGTGTTTAAACTAACAGAACTCTAAATAAATATTTTTATCAAAGAAATTATTGCTGTTATACCAGTGAAAAATAAAGATATATTTGCTTTATTTTCAGTACGATTGCTTCTGTTTGAATTAATTATGGTTTCGACTGCTACTAATCTCTTATCGATATCAGCAATGATTTTGTTCTGTTCTACTTGTTCATCGTGAATCGTATTTTTGACATATGGTTCAATTACATCATAGGCAATTACCCTTGCCTGGGGGGTATCTGAGAGGGTATATTCCTTTAACATAGCAATCATTTTCCTTTTAAGTATGTTGTGGCTTTAGAAATCTCATTGCCATTTTTATTCCTTAGTGTAAAAATGGCAGCATAAACTTTATTGGTTTCATACGTCAACGCTTTTATAGTTATGTTAAGAGGAAAATCAATGTGAGAAGGAAAAGGATAGTGTGAATCTTGCAAAATGCTAACGAGTGGCATTCGTTGGCTCACGCCTCCTTTTTTACCAGAAATAGTTCCATCTTCTTCGGTTTCGTAGATAAATAATGAAATGGAATATACTGCACCATTTTCATAATTTAGATTCATTAAGGTCACTGAAAAATCTACGCTGTGTTCACCGCTTGGAACGTAAATATTTTCTGATATAAAATTAGCAATATATTCTTTTTTGTGGAAAGGGAGTAGAAATTCGTTATTTTCGGACATAATATCTCCTTTGAAATTTAATATATATAATAACACTATATTTAGTGGTTATCAATAGGAGAAGCAAGTGAGTGAAGAAAATATTACAATCAACTGGGAAAAGTTCAAAAAGCTCGTCAGAGAACACGGATATAGTTTTGAAAGCCTTGGAAAAGCTACGGGATTAGGTCGTAGAAATATCGAAAATATAAAAAATCATGATCCCGGTTATTCCAAGATGGCCAAAATCGCTGACGCTCTAGATGTCAGCCTAGACGAATTTAGATAGAAAGGGGGTGGGGAATTATGAAAGAAATTTTGTCAAGCATAGCAAAAAGCCTTGAATCCATTGCGACTGAATTCAAAGCTCAAAATTCTTACAGAGAAGAAATGAAACAAAACATGGAACAAATGGAAAAAATAATATTAGATATTCAATCAGATCCATTTGGACTCAAACACTTAAAAGATAAAGCGTTGTCCGAAAAAGCTTCTAAGCAAAAGGGATAGCATCCTTTATTTTCTTAGCAAACTCAAGCCAATATTCTATCCTGCCAGATAAAGTCTTGGCTTGGTCTTGTTTCTCAAGTTCAGCGATAGCTTCGGTTGTTAACGAAATTAGATAAAGCGTATCGCTTGCAGCCGTCGCTGAAATATAACCATGTTTTCTAAGTTCAAAACAAGTATCTAGTACATCTTCTTCAGACCATTCATTCATAATATTTTCTTTGATAAATTGAATATCTTCGAAATTGCGAGACTCTTCTTTAGAAATTTTATCTTTACGTCTCTCGTTGTATTTGACATACATTGAACTTAAAAGAAACTTGGCATCTTTTGTTAATTTATCCATATAATCACCTCCTTTCTGCCCATATTATAGCAGATTAGAGGTACTAAAAACAGATAGAAAGGGGGTGGGAGAATGCAATGGACTTTAGAAGCCATGCGAATCAATAAAGGTCTGACTCAACAAGAATTAGCAGATATGTTTGATGTATCACCTCAAACGATTGCTAGACTTGAAAAAGACAGTTCAGACATCGGTTATCAAATTTTAAAAAAATATATGGATACTTTTCATATTAAGTTTGATGATATTTTTTTAGGAAAAAAATACGAAAATTTCGTAACAATAAATTAGAAAGGACAGTATGCAAGAGATTTTTAACTTTAAAGGACAAGAAGTCCGAACAGTAACCATTGACAATGAACCTTACTTTGTAGGTAAGGACGTAGCAGAGATTTTAGGATATACAAATTCTAAAGATGCCTTAAAAAATCACGTTGATAGTGATGATAAGCAGATACTCCAAAGGTCGCAAAACGCTACCTTAGAAATTCCAAATCGCGGCTTAACCATTATCAACGAATCAGGAGTCTACAATCTCATCTTCGCAGCCGCTAAGCAAAGTGCGAATCCAGAGATTAAAGAAAAGGCTCAAAAATTCAAACGCTGGGTCACAAGCGAAGTGCTACCAGCTATCCGCAAGCATGGTGCTTACGTCACAGACTATAAAGCAGTTGACCTATTGACAAATCCTAATGCGTTAGGGAACTTTTTACAAGGTCTGACGGAGCAGGTTAAACGTTTAGAAACGAAGATTGAAAAAGATAAGCCTAAGGTGCTATTCGCTGACGCTGTGAGCGCTAGTAAATCATCTTGTCTGATTGGTGAGCTAGCTAAAATCCTGAAACAGAATGGGATTGACATTGGTCAAAATAAGCTATTTCAGTGGTTACGAGCCAACGGCTACCTAATCAGTCGCCGTGGCGAGTCTTGGAACCAACCGACACAGAAAAGCATGCAGCTTGGTCTTTTTGAACTCAAGAAGACTAACATCAACCATGCTGACGGCCACACAACAGTCAACACAACCACTAAGGTCACTGGTAAGGGGCAACAATACTTTATCAATAAATTTCTTAATCAGGAATATCTACCAGTTTAGAAAAAGGACAAATCTAATGGAACTAACAATCACACAAAGTCTGACTTTATTACCAATCGTAATTTATGTGCTGGTTAAGTTATTAAAGTCGGACTACACATCAACGATCGAAATTGAAGAAGTTGAAGAACAGCAAGAACGAAATCCATACTATGGAGCGTTCATACAAAATCAAAGTGTATATCACTAAGGAGAAAGAACATGATTACTATTTTAAAAGAAATAAACCAAACACTAAAAGAAATCCTAGCAGAATTAAAAGAACCTACTGTTGTAACAGTAGATTCTGAAAAGTTAAGTAATACGCTAACTACTGAACAGAAGATACGCCGATTATCTGGTCAATAAACAGAACAACAAAAGAAAGGACTATCTAATGACTAAAAAAATAACAGACGAACAACTTAATAAATACTTAGAAATCAGAACAGAACTCGGTGAAGAGAACTTCAAGTTTATCAATTGTTGCTATGACGAAGTCTTGCGATTAAAAAAAGAGGAAGCAACAAAAAATATTAAGTTTGAAATTACAGATTTTTCAAAATTTCGTGATTTTGCTAAAAAATAGCCCTCAGAATTAACTGAGAGCTTCTAGTTACATGATTTCTCCACGCATACGTGCCATACGTTTGTCGTGTTCATGCACAGTTTTAGAGAGATTTTCGCCAGATAAATGTTTATTGAGTATCTCTGCCAAAGCTACTGATAATTTATCTGATTCAGACACGTCGTGTCTATCCAATGTCTCTTTAATTTTTTGTGAATCAATCATAACCTTCCTCCTTTCCATAATTTTTGAATACAACGGTGAGAGGTCATATTCAAATAAATTATATCAGAAAGGAACGAAAGACACAACATATTGTTATATAAATAAAATTTGAACACAATATGTTGATTTTTGGAGAAATATTATGTGGGAAAAAATCAATAAAATAATGCTTGAGAGAAATCTCAATATGAATAAATTAGCAAAACTAACAGGGATTAACAAAAGCCACTTTAGTGATTTAAAAAGTGGGAGAATTAAACATCTGTCATGGCCGAACATGGTCAAGTTATCTACAGGACTAGGTATCAGCTTAGATGAATTTAAATAAAACAAAAAACGACTGCGGGAACAGTCGCTAACTAACTTAATTTACTTAATTATATCACAGAAAGGAAACAATATGCTAGCAAAACTTAAAAGCGGTATCGAAGTACCTTACGAAGAGCTTTGGCTTAATGATAACGACTTATCCGAATTTATTGGAAAGTCATTTGACCAAACGCAGCGATTACTAAGAAAGATGTACAAAGACAGAAATTATCGCAAATACATTGACAAGATTGGCGGTCGTTCAACAAAAGTTAAAAAATTTGAAGAATGGAGAAAATTACAAAATGAAAAACTTATTTAACTTTATTTTTGCAAAACCAAAAAAACAGGAAGAAAAACCAAAATGGACGATTGAAACACATGGCTGGGAAGCTAATGCACGTAGATATAACCAGCTGCATGGTTTACCTGGTAAGTAGGTTTGGTAGAAAACACATAGTTCTTTGACAACTGAATAGGGTACCTTGAAAAAATATTAAAAAAGTTTGATTTAGGGGTTGACATTGTTGTGTACACGATATATAATTAATGTGTACTCAAGAAAGGAGGGAAGCTTTTGAGTCCAACTTTAGGAAGACCCAAAAGCGAAAATCCCAAAAGTAAGCAATTTAAGATAAGAATGACCGAAAAGGAATTTCAACACTTAGAAAATATTGCTGAAAAGAAAAACATGACAAAAACAGAAGTTGTCATGCGTGGGATTGAGCTTGTTGAGTCTGAAGAATAGAAAATCCGCCTATCGTGTCACTTGTTTGGCGACAGAACACGACAGACGGAGCTGACCTGAAAACAGGTACACAAATATATTATCATGTGTACCCTTTTCAGTCAACCTGACAAGGGTATTTTTTGCGCCCTTGTTGTTTAGACAAGGGTTTTTATTGTACCCAAAAATAGGAGGAACACAATGGATAATTCAAAACTAGAAAATCATCAAAAAGTAACGGTAGTCTGTACAGATTTTAATGTCTATTTGAATGGAATACGACTTACTGGAGCTAGACCAGAAACCGCTAAATTAGCTGAGAGATGCGGAGAGAAACTCATTACACTAAGTCTAGTAGTTACAGATTTTGATGACCATAGAACACCTAAGATGGCGGATATGGCAAAGGAGGCTGAGATGGCTAATAAAACATTGGACTGGGAGAAAAAGCATTTCTATAAATCTAATAAATAATGTATCTCAGAGCGTTATAGATTGATTCTGGATTTTGCGAAACTCCAAATTCATTAAGCCATTCGATAACCTCGGTTTCTACCTGCCCGATATATCCAAGAAAATACATGCCTTTTGGTGTCAGACCGTCAATTGTATATATTCGCCTATCTAATCTCGGCATTTCTGTGGCAGTAACTAAATCTTGTTGGATCAAACAATCTAGGGTGTAAAAAATAATTTCTTCAACTTCTCGATAAGGGTATTGAGAATATATCCTTTTTCCTTCTTCTGTTGCAATAAGGTATTGAAGTAAATCTACACCCGTATCCAACTTATGATATCCGATGGCTTCAAGTGAATTTTTGTATAAAGAATAGTAATCAATCATACACTTCTCCAAGTATTTTATTTTAAATATAACAAAATAGTAAGAGGAAAACAATATGGCTAAAATTTACACACTAACCGAAGATCAACTTGAACAAATTATTAAAGAACGTACAGCTACCTGCGATGTCGATAAGAGACGTGTTATCTCTATCAGAGAAAACAAACCCTTTGATTTAGAAAAAGCTAGAAAGCGACAAGTTAACAAAGATAAAGCAAAAGAATTTTTCACCATTCTATATGATCGACAAGCTGCTGACTGTATCGTTGAAAATGTCATAACAGAATATATCAAAGTCTTTAAAAAAGCCCCTGAGACTTTCGAGGAAGCTTGGGAAGGCTTGAGCTTTAGATATACAGCTGGTATTGTTTTCAAGGCTTCAAGTATTCTATATCCGAACGAAAAGGGGTGCTAGAAGATGATTAAAAAATTCTGCGTTAACTACTTACTAAGACAGATTAACAAAAGCAAACTAGAAACAAGAGATAAAGCGAAGTTGAACCACTTTATCACACTAGTGGACTACAAGTTAGGAGGATAAATTGGGTAATAGAAGAATGATTAGCAAAACAGTCACTCAGACACAAAAATTTTTAAGACTTCCATTGGAAACACAAGCTTTATATTTTCATTTAATCCAAAACGCTGACGATGATGGGGTTGTCGAAGCTTTTCCGGTTGTTAGAATGATTGGTTCTAGCGAAGATAGCTTGGGGTTGCTGGTTATAAAACAATTCATAAAACCCTTGAATGACGAAATGGTTTACTTCTTAACGGATTTTCGTGAGCAGAACACCATACGACGAGATAGATATACTCCTAGCGTTTATAAAGATTTATTAGTTGGTCTACCAATCGGCAACCAATCGGCAACCAGTGGTAAACCCAATATAAGTAAAGACAATACAAGTAAATATAATACAAGTAAAGATAAGACAACTACTAACAGTATATTTGATTTTATACAAAATGAGTTTGGTCGGTTGTTGTCTCCTTCGGAAATCGAAACTATTAATGATTGGTTAAATAATCTCAATTATCAAGAACAAATTGTAAAAGAAGCTATTAAAAGAACTAAGCTCCAAGGAAAAACAAATTTAAATTATTCTAGTGGGATCTTGCGCAATTGGAAAGACGACAATATCACAACAATTGAGCAAATAGAGGTTAAAGAGAAATCCAGAAAATCTAAACAAGAAGAGGTGTCGGAATATGACACTTGGTGATAATGACGCACTTGCTAAAATCGCTTTATCCTATCAAAAAAACACAAAAAAAGAAGATACATTCTGCGAAAAACATAATTGTAGGTACATCACAGTCCTTAAGACTGGTTTGACAGTATGTCCAGATTGTCACAGAGAAGAATTAGAAAATCAAAATAATTTACGTGTACAAGAAATATATGAGAGAGAATGTGAAAATAAAAGGTTGTACTATCTCAAAAGATTATCGATCATGGATAGCGAACTGGAAAACGCATCGTTTGATAATTTTAGAACTGACACAATTAAACATAAAGAAGTGCTTATTTGGGCTAAAACAATGGCTAACGATTGGTTTAAAGGAGGCCAGGGTAACATTATCATGACTGGTAAAGCTGGACGAGGTAAAAGTCATTTAGCTTACAGCATTATTAGGGGACTATCTGACAAGACTAAGAAGTTAGGCTTGCTTGTAAATGTCACTGACTTACTGTCCGAAATAAAGCGAGACTTTAGCAAAGAAGCATTTTGGTTGGACAAATTAAAAAAGGTTGATTATCTAGTTTTGGACGATTTAGGTGCTGAAAAGGTTAGCGATTGGTCGACAAGTATTATATATAGCTTACTTAACAAGCGTACAAATACAATCATCACGACAAATCTTACACCAGCAGAGATCAGACTGACATATGGAGAAAGAATTGCATCACGTATACGAAAAGGTTGTGATAAAAGCCATATCATGGAATTCGAAGGAATGGAAGACGAAAGAATGAAATTATGGAACTAACATTAACAACATTTTTTGGCTTATCAGAAGAGCATGTAGCAAGAATTATGGCTCTAGATGAAACTAGTCGAAATAAAAAAATTGAAGAATACAGGCAGTTAAGACTGCGCAGAGGGAGGATTGACTTTGGAAAATAGACCAGATTTGAAATTAGTAGCTGAATTAGAAAATAGGATTAAAGACTTAAAAATCGAAAATGAAATCTTAAAGTCTAAAAACATTGATTTGTCTGAAGATGTTAAACATTTAAAAGATGAATATCGAGAAAAAGATGGCTCTATGGCAGATATTATGATTAATAACAAAAATCTAAGAAAAGAAAACAATGAGTTGCGAGCAATGTTTGACTTTATTAAAGATAGACTAGAGAAATTCGCAGGTAGCTATCATGGTAGAAATTAGGATTAATGGCGAACTTGTAACGTTTGACGGTAATTTTAGGGATGCTTTTATATTTACAATTGACTATTTACGAGACAGCGAAGAGCCTACGCTAAGGCAGACTTACAACGAATTTAAAGACTATACAGACGAAGACTTGATAGAATACATTGAAACGGAATTTGATGTAAAACCTGAATTAATTGTCAATCGGAGACTTGATAGTAAATGGGCTTTTAAATCTCACATTTTGGAAGACTAAATATGAGCGAAGAGTTATACGAGTCTACTCGTTATTGGCAAAGCAGATACAGCGAGTTAATGGCTGATTATTTACAAGAAGCGGAAGAAAATATAGAGCTTAAAAAACAGTTGAAACGCTTAAAGCGTGAAAACTGGAATTTGAAACAAACGAAAGGTAGAAGAAAATGACAAACAATCAGTTAGCACAAAATAACCATAACAGCTTTTTTAAATCACCAGCTGTAAAGAACAGGATTGAGCAGGTTGTCGGTGCACGGGCTGAACAATTTACAACAAGCTTATTATCAATCATCAGCAATAATAACTTGTTAGCCAAAGCGACATCTGAGTCGATTATGGGAGCGGCGATGAAAGCAGCAGTGCTTAATTTACCGATTGAGCCCAGTCTAGGTTTTGCTTACGTGGTGCCGTATAACCGAAAATACAAGGACGGGAATCGTTGGGTAACAGTAAACGAAGCGCAATTTCAAATTGGATATAGAGGGCTTATACAACTAGCTCAAAGAAGCGGACAAGTCCGAAATATTGAGCACGGAATCATATACGAAGAGGAATTTCTTGGTTATGACAAGATTAGAGGTCAGTTGAAGTTAACTGGAGACTATGTTGACTCTGGTGTTGTAAAAGGCTACTTTGCAAGCTTAGAGCTAATCAACGGATTTTACAAGATGATTTTCTGGCCGAAAGAAAAAGCGTACGAACATGCTAAAAAGTACTCCAAAACTTTTGATAATAAAACAGGAGATTTTAAAGCAGGAACGTCTTGGGCAACAGAATTTGATTCAATGGCTATCAAGACATTACTCAAAGAATTACTGAGCAAGTATGCCCCTCTTTCTGTTGAAATGCAGGATGCTCTAGAAGAGGATAACACAGATTCAACGATTTCTACTCCGAAAGACATTACACCACAAGAAACAAACAGCCTTGATGATTTAATTGGTCACCAGAACGAAAAAACAGACACTCCTAGCGTTTTAAAAGACGTAACTGAAGATTTACATTCAGAGCCAGAAAAAACGCTCACAGACGAAAATAAGACGGTTTTAGAAGATACCTCTTATCCGGCAGATGAAATTCCGGATTTTGACCAAGAAACTGGTGAAATTAAAGCTAGCGAAGGTAATCTCTTTGATAATCTTGGAGACTTAATGCCATGACGGAGTTAGACTTACTTGGAAAGGACTATTATAGCAACGAATCATCAATTAAGTACTGGTCTATTAGTCAGTACAAGCGTTTTAGAGAATGCGAAGCAAGGGCGCTTGCTGAATTGCAAGGGGATTGGACAGATACTAGAGATAACACTGCATTGCTCGTCGGGAACTATGTCCACTCTTACTTTGAGAGTAAAGAAGCTCATGAAGAATTCAAAGCCCAAAACGGCTCTGAAATGATTTCTAGCCGAGGAACAACCAAAGGCCAATTTAAAAAAAGCTTTTTAGTTGCAGAACAGATGATTGAAGCACTTAAAAATGATTATCAATTCATGAAATATTATCAAGGCAAAAAAGAGGTAGCCATCACAGGTTTACTTGGTGGCGTGGAATTCAAAGGTAAAATTGACTGCCTAAATGTTGATTGTGGTTACTTCGTGGACATCAAAACCACAAAAGGCCCTGTTGATGAGAAGGTTTGGAATGGTCAAGAGCGCGTTTATTGGTTTGAGGCTTACGGTTATATCTTACAGATGGCCGCTTATAAAATTATGCTAGAAGCCAAATATAATAAACCATTTAAACCGATCATTTACGCAGTGACTAAAGAAACACCTCCAGATACTAGAGCAATAGCAATCGAAAATTTAGATGCTATGCAAAATGAGTTAGATAACCTAGCACAAAACATCAAACATTTAGATGCAGTCAAAAAAGGGATAGAACCCCCAAAACCTTGCGGGAAATGTGAATATTGCAGAGCTAATCAATTAACACAAAGAGTAATGATTTTTTAACAACTTATTGCAGAGTGAAGCTCGGCCTTTGCAGTAATAATGTTTTCCGGGCAAGAAAGGAAAATAGCCTACTTATCGATAATGTCGATAATATAAAGGATTTTTGCGCTCGTCCTAGCCAATGCTCACACAAATTTTAGGGCGAGTGTGGATTTTAAAAATGGTTAAAAAACAAAGAATATATGCAATCTATCATGATGACAGATTTGTAGATGTTGGCACTAAAGAAGAGTTATCAGAACGGCTTGGTATCAAAAAAGCAACCATAGAACAGTACATGACTAAATCATATCAAGCGTTAGCTAGCTCAAAACGAATTGCATTGTTGGTAGGGATTGAAGAGGAATATGACTTTTAAAACAGAATTTGAAATACCAATCGAACCAAAACCTCAAACTAGACCAAAATTTAGCAAGTGGGGAACGTATGAAGACCCTAAAATGAAAAAGTGGAGAAAACAAGTTACTGGTTGGATTGAAAAAAATTATGATGGACCATTTTTCGATGGTTGCATAAAGGTAGAGGTAACCTTTTACATGAAAGCTCCCAAAACGCTATCAAAAGAGCCTACACAGCGTTCTAAAGATAAAACAATACAAATATATCAGAACTTCGTGCGTGAGCTTATATGGCACGCTAAGAAGCCTGATATTGATAACTTAGTTAAAGCTATTTTTGATAGTATTTCCGATGCAGGTTACGACAGAATACAGAAATCAGGCATCGTTTGGTCGGATGACAATATCGTATGCGATTTAAGAGCAAAGAAGAAATACAGTCAGAATCCAAGAATAAAAGTGAGGATTGAAGAGATTGACAGATGAATTAATAAATAAATTTTACAAAATTTTTGACGATGGGATTGTAAGGCAAATTAAAAAGCTAGATGTAGATTGCAAAAAAGCTGAGCGAATAAGATGTAGCGTTACAAATAACAGACGTCGAAAAACATTGCCAAGACCGTACGTTATCGAAGCATTTAAAGATTATTTTGACGAAGATATTTATGTGCAGCTGTATCTTAAATCATATAGAGAGTATCAAAATCCAAACAGCCATGAAACTGATATTTTTATAAAGTTAAACAAAAAGCACAGAAATACAAAGTTAGACCATTACAAGAAAGTTAAACGATTGATGTACGCAGCAATGACTTTCTG